AGATACCGGAGGGAGACCTCACCTTCAAGGCGAAATCCACGATTGACCTCACCTTGGAGATGGATCTCCAGGTGGTCAACCTGGATGTGTCCGCCCTCTACCTCCATTTGGCGGTGATAGTGCCGGATGGATGCCCGGTGGGTGAATACGAATACTCCGTGCAGGTGGGAGATCAGATCCTCTCAACGGGACTCCTCGTTGTGGGCGAGCTGAACAAGCCGAGTGAATACGAAAAAACCATACAATATGAGCAATACGAAGCCTGACGGGAGGGTGACCGGGAGTTTCCGATTCGCTGCCATTGACCAATATGTGGAGACCTATGTGGTGTCTCCCAAGGAGACCATCCTCACGGGGAAGGATATGGTGCAATGGGGTGACGGCAACGCATATCCGGACTATCTCCTTGAACTCTACAAGTCCGTGCCGACACTCCAGGCAATCATCAACGGCAATGTTGACTTCATCACGGGTGATGAGGTGACCATCGTGCCGTTGAACGAGACTCTCCCTGCGGGATTTATGAATCATTCCGGTGAGACCATCCGGGAGCAGGTGCGGTGCATCGCAAAGGACTTTGAGATCTACGGAGGCTTCTGCCTCCAGGTAGTGAGGGATCTTGTCGGACGGATAGCCGAGGTGCATTATATTGATATGCGTTTCATCCGCACGAACAAGGAGGGTGATGTGTTCTACTACTGCGAGGATTGGAACAAGCGGGGCAAGAAGGATGTCATCACCTATCCGGCATATATGCACATCCCCAATTGGGATGCCCTTACCGATGAGCAGAAGAATGCGAACGCATCCTCCATCGTTTTCGTGAAGGATGTCCACACCCAGGTCTATCCCGCACCCCGGTATGGTGCTGCGGTCAAGGCTTGCGAGATTGAGAGGATGATAGATGATTTCCACATTTCGGATGTCAACAATCACTTCGTTTCCTCCGCCATCATCAACTTCAACAACGGAGAGCCTTCCCAGGAGATGAAGGATGAGGTGGAGAATGAAATCAACGAGAAATTCTGCGGGGCGAAGAACGGAGGGCGGATTATGGTCTCCTGGAATCCGAACAAGGAGTCCGCAACGGACATCATCGAATTCAAGGTTGAGGACTTCGGTGAGAGGTACAAGGCACTCTCCGAGCATTCCCGTCAGCAGATATTCACATCCTTCCGGGCGAATCCGAATCTCTTCGGCATCCCCACCGAGGGCAACGGCTTCGCAAACGAGCAGTATGAAGAGTCCTTCCGGCTCTACAACCGAACGCAGATCCGCCCCATCCAAAGGCTCATCTGCGACACCTACGATTGGATCTACGGGCAGGTCGGTGTGCTGAACATCACCCCGTTCTCCCTGGACGGCACGAACGAGCAAAAAGTGAACTGATATGGCAGAGATACTCCTTTCTTCCGAGAAATTCATCAAGGAGACCACGAATGTCTCCGAAAACCTCTCCGGGAAATACCTCCTGCCCTCGCTCCGTGAAGCACAGGAGATCGGCTTGAAGGGCATCCTCGGTGACTGCCTCCTCGCCAGGCTCAAGCAGCTTGTCAAAGACGGGGAGATCAACCAGGAGGACAACACCGCATACAAGGATCTCCTTGACCGATGCCAATACTACCTCGCATATCAGACCATCGTGGAGGTGGTGGAGAGGGTGTCCTACAAGGTGGTCAACTTCGGTGTCGCAAAGACCACCGATGAGAATCTCCAGGTGGCAACCCAGGACGAGATAGCCAAGCAGAAATACTTCTACCAGGCGAAGGCGGACAACTACTGCCTCGACCTGCAGAACTTCCTCCTCAACAACCGCACCGCCTATCCGGAGCTGAAGGCTTGCGACTGCAACCGCATCCAGGCTAACCTCAAGTCCGCAGCATCCTGCGGAATATTCCTTGGCGGAGCCAGGGGAAGAAAGACAAGGAGATAGCACTATGACATTGGCAGAGGTCATCAAGATGATTGAGGCAGTTGCATCCAAGCAGCCGTCCGTCAATATGATTGTCCGCAACGATGTGTTCCGGCTCAACGAGAAGGCGGATGCGAAATACGGGGTGTTCGCCTGGTTGCAGGGGCAACACTCATCGTTGTCCTCCTCATCGTACATTGACTTTACCTTCACCTTCTTCTATGTTGACCGCCTAAAGGATGACAAGTCCAACGAGGTGGAGATTCAGTCAACGGGCATCCAAACCCTCAACAACATCATCCGTGTCCTGGATGAATACGATCTAGTGGCGGAGGCAACCTATGTGTTCAATGTGTTCAACCAAAGATTCGCAGACCTATGTGCCGGGGTGTACTGCAATGTCACCCTCTCCGTCCCGATGACGGGTGCTTGCCCGGAATTCTTCAACGAATTCTCTCCCCTGGACTTCAACGATGACTTTTTAGTTTACTGATACCTACAAACCGCTAAAACGAACTGATCAATGGAAGAGACCTGGATTGCCGTACTGACGGGTGCAATTGCCACCTTCGTTTCATCCTTCACCACCTGGTTTTTCACCAAGAGGAAATACAACTCCGAGGTGGATGCCAACCTCATCACCAATATGCAGGAGAGCCTTGAATTCTACAAGACTCTCGCAGATGACAACAAGGCGAGGCTTGAGGAGGTGCTTCGTGAGAATGCGGAACTCCGGAAGGAGATCTCCGACCTCCGGGTGCAGGTTGACAACCTCACCTCCACCCTTGCAAACTACGGCTTGCAGAAACTCATCGAAGAGAAATGAAGGTCTTGATAGATGCGGGACACGGGATTGACACTCCGGGGAAGCGGTCTCCGGACGGCAGATTCCGTGAATACAAGTGGAACAGGGAGGTGGCGGACATCCTCCTGGACAACCTCATATCCAGGGGCATTGATGCGGAACTCGTTGTCAAGGAGACCAATGACATCCCTCTCAAGACACGGGCAATGCGGGTGAACAAGGTCTGCACCGCCCTGGGAGCATTGAATGTGATCCTTGTATCCATCCACGCAAACGCAGCCGGGAACGGGAGCAAGTGGATGAACGCAAAGGGATGGTCTTGCTACACCTCCAAGGGCATCACCAGGGCGGACAAACTCTCCGAATGCCTCTACGATTGGTTTGAGGACACCTTCCCCGGCAGGAAGATCCGGAAGGATATGTCGGACGGAGACCGGGACTGGGAGGAGAACTTCTACCTCCTCTCCAAGACCAAATGCCCTGCGGTGCTTCTTGAAAATTTTTTCTACGATAACAAGGAGGAAATGGAGTGGTTGATCCAGGAGCAGACCAAGATATGGATTGCCTACGCAGCCACTATGGGCATCCTCAAGTTCATCGCAACGAGATGAAGGCGAAGGAGGTCATATTTCTCCTCATCCTTTTGCTCGGACTCGGTGCGACCTGCTTCTTCGCAGGAAGGATTACCGCCAAAAAGGGCGGAGAATCCCCTATCGTTGAGAGGGTGGACACATTGGTCATCCGTGACACGATAGTCTCCTACAAGCCGGAATACATCACAAGGCGGGTGGTTGACACCACCTTCGTCCCGGTCACGGAATACATCGAACGGAATGATACCATCTATGCCGTCCTTGAGAGGGAGCAGGTGGTGTGGGAGGACTCCCTCGCACGGGTGTACGCATCCGGCATCAACCCGGAGGTTGACTCGGTGTTCCACTACCGGACGGAGAGGGTGATAAACCACATCGTCCCGGTGAAGGTGCAGTCCCGGTGGGGACTCGGTGTCCAAGGCGGTGTCGGCTTCGGAAAGGACGGGGTGACACCCTATGTCGGTGTCGGGGTGTCCTACAACATCCTCTCCTGGTAGATTTACGAAAAGGGGCATTTTTCTATCTCAAGGAAAACGAAGATACGATGAGCCAATATTCAGCTATCAAGGCAGCAACCAATGCCTACATCAAGAGCAACGGGATGCGGGAGATTACGGGTGCGATTCTGAACTCCGTGATGATCGCAACCATCAATGCCCTCGGCAAGTATTATCAGTTCGCAGGTGTCGCAGACCGGGACACCGATCCCGGCTCTCCGGATGAGAATGTCATCTACATCACCGGGACAACGGGGACTTACACCAATTTCGGTGGCATCGTTGTCAATGCCGGGGAGATGGCTCTCCTCAAGTGGGACGGGACTTGGACGAAGCAGGTCATCAAGATCGTACCGGAATCCACCTCGCAGCTCCTCAACGATTCCGGCTTCATCAACAATGCGGTGGGCAACCTCCTCAACTACTACCTCAAGAGCGAGACCTACACCAAGGGGCAGGTGGATGATCTGATCGCAGCCGTGCATCAGTTTGAATTCGTTGTGGCGGACACCCTTCCCACCGCATCTGCCGACACGATGTACAAGATCTATCTCATCCCTGCATCCGGCTCGGAGGAGGACAACTACAAGGATGAATATGTGACCATCCTGGAGGAGGGAGTCTATTCCTGGGAGAAGATTGGAACAACTGCGGTGGATCTCTCGGACTATCCCACCAACGAGCAGATGGCACAGGCAATTGATGATGCCATCGCAGCCTACATCTCCTCCATTGATGCATCGGTGGACTCCAATGTCGGCACTCCCTCGGTGGATGTGTCCTACTCCTCCGGAGTCTTGACATTGGCTTTCCACAACCTCAAGGGTGTGCAGGGTGATCCGGGTGTGCAAGGGCCTCCGGGTGTGACCTCGGTTTCGGCATCGGTTGACAACAACACCGGAGTCCCTTCGGTGGAGGCATCCGTCAGCGGTGGTGTGCTTACCTTGACCTTTCACAACCTCAAGGGTGTCCAGGGAGACACCGGATCATCCGTTGCCTATCCCTTCACCCTGGTCAACAACACTACAACCGATGATGCTACACAGGCATTGACGGCTGCGATGGGCAAGTACCTCCAGGATCAAATCGGTCAGTTAGAGGCCGAAGTGCATAACTTGTCGGGCAAGTATTACGGGGTGTTCGAGGATTCCCTTTCACTCCCGGAAGGGGATGCACCCGGTTACGCCTTCGTGGGGACTGAAAGTCCGTTCGCAATCTACAACTTCGATGGCGAGGAATGGGCCGATAGCGGTGCAACCGTAGATGGAATACAGGGCGAGCCGGGTGTCGGTTTCGCCTCGGTTTCAACTCCCACCCCGGCGGACGGTACGGCAACCATCACCCTGTCCAACGGGGACACCATCACCCTGGACTTGAATCACAACCACGCCGCCTATCCGAAATACTATCTATGTGCTGACGAGGCCGAATACACGGCCATCACCACGAAGGATTCTTCCACCCTCTACTTAATCCCGGAATCGTAATGTCCTACCTCGGAACCACCAAAATAGGAAAGATGTATCTCGGTAGCACCGAGATTGGAAAGGCGTACCTGGGGAATACACTTGTATTCCAAAATGGTGGCTCACCAACTCCGCCGACACCTTCCGCAATCCCATATATACGGGGCGGTGCTGGCGGCTCATACATTGATACCGGGATAACCCCGGACAATACCGTCAAGGTCATTGTGTGGGCGAGAAATCTAAATCCGGGTGTCGGTACGATGTGGCTTTTCGGCTCACGGAACGCAAATGTGGACAAATCGTTCACGGTATCAGTACAAAGCGGAACGCTGACGGGCGGGATTAGGGTTGGTTTTGGTGACGCAAATTTCGATGTGGCGGACAAGTTCACCCTGTTGTCCAACTATCACAAATACGAATTGGACGGGAATGTGTTCAAGGTGGACGATACCGTTGTCACAACGGCTACAAGTGCGACATTCTCCAACTCTCACAACATACACCTTTTCGGTATAAACAACGGTGGCTCTCACGCATCCCCGGCCCAACCGATAGACATTTGTGCCGCACAAATCTACAAGAACGGGGTGTTAGTCCGTGACTATACGGCGGTGAACTATCCGTCCGTTGGTTTCTACGATGCGGTAAGCGAAACCGTATTCACGAACGCCGGGAATGATTCCTTCACCTACGGAACATTCGATATGACGGGTTACACACCTTTGGAGTATGTGGAATGCACGGCCACGGCCTATTTCGACACAAGCATTTACGGCTCTTACAACTTGCCAATCGTGGCAAAGTTCCGACCGGGTGGAACAACTGCGGCCTTCCGAAATCTGCTCGGTGCGAGAACTTCGTCAAGTTCCGGGCGGTGCGAGTTTCAAATCGGCAACTCCACCGACCTGAACAAGACTTACGCCTTCAACTACCAGACCGCATCGAATATGGTGTACCAATCCGCATCGCAGACGGGAAACGATTTGGTTTGGACGAAAAGCGACAATGTTTCCACCCTCTACAAGAACGGGACACAACTCGGAACGAAAACGGGTGCGACCGGGACTTCCTTCACCACATCATACACAATGTATATCGGAGCGATGAACAACGCCGGAAGTGTTGTAAATGGTTTTCTTGGGCGTTTGTATCATATTGGTTTCGGTGCATCGGCGAACTATGTCCCTATGTCTTACAACGGCGTGGCCGGATTCTATGACACATACAATGACACCTTCCACGCCTCGGCATCTGCAAATCCTTTCGTAGCGGGAACAACTCTTTAATTTGATAGAATATGGCAAACTATCCTGTATATCCTTTCGGCCCGGACGGAACACTCCCCGCCGGGGTTGCAATCGTTAATGACCTCATAACGGGCGGGGCAGACAAGGCCCTATCCGCACAACAGGGAAAGGTGATTGGGGACTACCTTTTCACATCTTACATCCCCGTCAATCTTTCGGCCCTCACCCTTCACTCTTACAGTCTTGGTGACAACTCGGTGGAGAACAAGCGGTGGACGGTTTCGACCGCAAGGCACTACGCCATCCCGGTCACGCCTGGAACGAAACTCCAAATCACCGTCACTTCCACCGAAACAACGGGCGGTTTCTACGGATTCTTCACGGCCTATGATGTCCCTACGGCCAACAATTCCCCGGTCTATTATGTCCAGGACACAACCCGCCGTTGGCTGAACAACGGAACTCTCGTTGTAATCGTCCCGGAAACGGCGGCGTATCTCATCATCTGCACGAAGGATGGCTCGGCACACAATAGCACCTGGACGGTTTCGGAGGTACACGATAAGGAGATAGACGGGGACTTCATCCCCACAACCGACATCGTGGACGATTTGACCACGGGCGGGAGTGCCAAGGTTTTATCCGCAGAACAGGGTAAAGTCCTCGCAGAAATGATAGAGGACGGACAACTGATTCCTTCCGGCCTCACGCAGTACGCATACACGGGTGCAAGGGTAAGGATTGATACGGAAACCCACCATATAGCGAGGCAGACGGTGGCAACAATCGCATCAAAGACCTGTCAGGGCGGGGCGTGTTACGGTGACTACCTGTTCCTTTTCACGGAGGGCAACGATACCTGTTGGTTGTTCAACCTTCGGACGAACACCCTCGTCCAAACCATATCAATCCCGGCTGAACAAAGGGGATTCGTCAGCACCTGCCATTGTAACACGGTGAACTTCGGAACGAAGAAATACGATGCGGGAGATTCATTCCCCTTGCTCTATGTTTCTACGGGTTATTCGGAAGGCGGTTATACGGGTGCGTTGGTTTACCGTGTCACGGAATCCGGCGGGACATATTCGCTTACTCTCGTCCAAACATTGAAGATGCCGACATCTCCGAGTTCGTGGACGGAGTTCGTAATCGGCGAAAACAACGATTGCTATATCTGCTACACCGCAGTACGAAAGATTTACCGGATGAATCTTCCGTCCGTTTCCGATGGTGACCTTACATTTAACCTTGACGATGCGATAGAGGTGTATCGGTTCACTCCGCAACCGTTCACTTCGTCTAACCAAAACCGCATCTATTACAGGGGCAAGATGTATGTTGTTTCCGGGAGTGCCGGGGCGGGATTGCTTTTTGTCCTCAATATGGCTACACAAGAGAGGGAAACGGTTATCAGTCTTGCGGATATGGGAATCAATTCCGAGCCGGAAACCTGTTTCCTTTGGGATGGCCACCTCTGCGTTGCTTTCCGTAGCAATTCCGGTGTTGTTGCCCTATATTTCGACTAACTCCGGCCCTAATTGATTGAGTGCAAAATAAGCACATCAAAATATGCTTAATTTGCAAACGGCAGATAACGAACTAAATGACAAGGAGTTACGAGCGTAAAATAAGTTACATTCGGCCCTAATTGACTGCGTTATGAAATGTAAACATTGCAAAAAATTCTTGCCACCTGATTGGTGCGACAAGTTTGACATCACAACCGATCCGGATAAAGAATGTGATGGATGCCCGGAAGCAACCCCTGCAAAGAATGCAAGGGTGAGGACTAATCTTCGTACTGTGGGACAACTCGTCCAAGAGTATTACGACAAGCACGGATGTCCAACCAATGAGGCAGAGTTCAACGATATGGCCCGGCATTTCTATATCCAGGGATTCAACAACGGAGCATTGGAAGAAAATAGGAAGTGGACTGCTTCCGGCCCTAATTGACTGACTTATGGATCGGTGGTTTGTGTACGGGATCACCGATTCTTTATGACCTGGGAGGCAGCTTCCAGGTTTTTTCGCACATTTTTGATAAAATGTATTGTTTTTTCAAAATAAAGTGTTACCTTTGCTTTCGGAAACCCAATTAAACTTTATACGATTATGACACGGAACATCATTGAAAAGATTGCCAAGGCGAAGAAAATTAACCTGGATTGGTACGATCACATCATTGGCTACATCAACGAGAACTACACCAAGGTGTTCATCACCTTCGCCACCCTTGAGGTTCTTCCCGGTTGCCGGATGTACTGCAACAAGAAAACCATCACCCTTTCCCTGTGTGCGATTCAGAAGCGAGAGGAGAACGAATGGGAATACACCACCCAGGGATGGGAGAGAATCGAAAACATTAAGTAACTAACCAGGGGAGGGCAACCTCCCCACAAAGACTTTATACGATATGAACACGATTGAAACTATCCGAGCCGAGATTGAAAGGCGAAAGAACACGGCTGAAACCATCCGTGAGAGGAATATTTGCATTGACATCCTTTCCTTCCTTGACACCCTCCAAGAAAAATCGGGAAACCCGATTAATCCCGTTCTCCAAGACTTTCCCACAACGGATGAGGAAATGCAACACTTCCTTGCTACGCATAAACCCGTACAAGTCCCCGACAAGTATAAGACACCCGATTTTATCTTCCAAGAGCAACCCGTCTGCGATTGGTTGGAGAATGCTTCGGAGAAATACGCAACGATGCACCCTGCTTGTTTTAAAAAGGTTATTTCCGAGACTTTCAAAGCCGGGGCAACCTGGCAGAAAGAACACGATGCGGTCAAAGTGAGCGATGATTTGGAGGAGGCAGCCGAAAACTATGCCTATGGAGAATCCGATGACAAGTATAAGGGATTCCTTGATGGTGCAACTTGGCAGAAGGAGCAGATGATGAGGGGTTGGAAGGAAATGTGGTCGCAAATTGTTTCAACATACAACTCTTTAAAGGAGGACAAGATATGAGCAAGGACAACCGGGGCGGTGCGAGACCTGGAGCAGGTCGCAAAGCCAAAGAGCCGGAGGAGAAGAGGATTCAGATCACCATCTCCGTCCACCGGGACACCAGGGACAAACTCAATGCCATCTCCAGGGCGAGGGGCATCTCTCCAGGAAGGGTTGTGGATGAGATGGTCAAGGATGAATGGTGATTTGGACTTTTCGTTACGAATGACTACCTTTGTTGCGATTGTTTGGTTTCATCCGCCTTCAATCGTATAAAGTCCTTGGGAGGGAGAGCAATCTTCCTCCCTTTTTCGTGCAGTTTTTGTCTGCATTTTGTCTGATTTTATTTGCAGAGGAAATCCGTCACACCCGTAACTAATTGAAAGATAAATCCTCCGTGTTATCACAACAGGGAGGATTCGCAATTCTAACCTAATCTTTGACCTAACCATCCACCCAGGTCGGTGCAAGCACGATTTCTCCTACATCCGTGCGGGGTGTGTCCTCAAATTTACGAACTACCTTCGTTTCAGTTTCTCCCATTTTTGTCTTATATTTGTCTGAATTCCGTTTTTGTCTGACTTTATACGATGATAACCTTCAAGGCAATAGTCATCCCCGGCAACCGGAGGAAGGACGGCACATTCCCGGTGGTCATCCGGGTGACCTTCAAGGGCAAGTCCAGGAGGCTCGCCACCACCCTTGTCTGCCGATCAGCCGACCTCACCAGGACACACCGCATCAAGGATGCCACCATCCTCAACAAGGCGGATGCACTCATCGGCAGGATGCGTGATGCCGTGAAGGACATCTCGCCCTTCGACCTGGAGGACAGGGATGTGGACTGGGTGGTGGGGAAGATCAAGGACTCCCTCTCCGGTGAGGACTTCCGGCTTGACTTCTTTGAATGGGCGGACAAGTATGTGATGACCAAGGCGGAGACAACCCGGTCTGCCTACACCTCCGCACTCAACGCATTCGCCCGCTACCTGGGAAGGAGGGAGATAGACATCAATGCCGTCTCCCGGCAGATGCTCCTGGAGTTTATGGAGATGGTGGACAACGAGCCGAGGATGCACTATGACCGGAAGGCGGGAAAGACCATCCCTTCCTCCGTTCCGAAGAAGATCGCAAAGGGTGCATCCTCCAGGCACATCACGAAACTTGAGCATATCTTCAACGCAGCGAGGGATCGTTTCAACGATGAGGATGCAGACCGGATACTGATACCAAAGCAACCATTCTCCAAGATACCCAAGGTGCATCCGGCATCCATAGGCGAGAGGAATCTCGGAGAGGAGCTGATGCAGACCATCATCTCTTACCAAACCGATAGCAAGGTGATGCGGACTGCGTTGGATGCCTTCATCCTCTCCTTCGGTCTGATGGGTGCGAACATAGCCGACCTCTACTTTGCCAAGCCGTTCACGGGGCAATGGGTTTACAACAGGGCGAAAACGAGGGACAGGAGGGCGGATCGTGCCTTGATGAAGGTGACCATCCATCCGGAGTTGGAGGCGGTCATAGGACGGCTCAAGGGCGAGGGCGGATGGTGGCTCAACGAGCTGCACACCTTCGCCTCATCGAAGGACTTCTGCACGGCACGGGTGAATCGTTGCCTCCGCCAATGGTGCGAGGAGAACGGGGTTGAGCCTTTTACTTTCTACGCAGCCAGGCATACCTGGGCAACACTCGCACGGAAGGCGGGCATTGACAAGTCCACCATTGATGACTGCCTCGCCCACATCGGAGACTACAAGGCAACGGACATCTATGCGGAGAAAGCCTGGGATCTGATCCAGGAGGCGAACAGGAAAGTTCTTTCGATGTTTACCTGGTGAAGGTGTATGTGGTGACGGCACGGACTCCCTTCTGCTCAAGCTGCATCATTCTCCTTCCGTGTACCACCTCATCGTAGACAACCGAGCCGATGGATATGCGACCTCCCTTGTGCCAATAGTCCTCCGTCCGGTCTCCGTCAATGATGACCTTCCCTCTCTCGGTGAACTCCCAGGACTTGAAGCCGGGGTTGTCCACCTTCTCCTTCCCTCTATCGGTCTCATAGGTGCATCCGGAGACATACCATTTGCCGATGATCCAATCCTGCTCATCCTCCTTGGTGCATCCCGCAACCAGGAGGAAAACCAATGCTATGAGAATCCTTTTCATATTATGAGGGTATGGTTTCCTTGTTGTCCTCAAAGAAGAAGATGAGGTCGATAAGCCGGAGGATGTTCTCCGGATTCTCCCAAAACTTCTCGCCAAGGGAGGGCGAGACCTGCGTTTCCTTCTGCTCCATCACTTGAAGGACATTACCATCAACACCCTGTACCATCCGTTGATGTGCTTGGTGTTGACCTTGAACGAAGGATACTCCGGGTTGATGCTCCGGCACTCCACCACATCCGGATCATCGGTGGGGAACACCCTCTTGATGACCGCACCATTGGCGGTGTCCAGGCAGAAGATCTTGCCCCATTCCACGAACTGATCCTCAAGGATTCGCTTGAGGAGGATGTGGCTACCATTGGGAATCTCCGGTGACATACTATCTCCGTTTACCTTGATGGCATAGTCCGCACCCTTGATGGGCGAGACCATCCTCTCGCAGTCATAGTCCTGCACGGATTGGAAGAACTCCTGGAGAGTCCCTGCCATTGCCTCCACCGGGATGACGGGGATGGTCTCTGCCGTGTCTCCTCCGTCCATCTGATCCATCACTCCCTTGATCCTCGCAATGAGGGAATCGGTGAGATACCTGTCATCTCCATTCTTGGCTGCGGAAAGGCTTCGCTCCGCAATCCCCAAAAGGCTTGCAAAGTCTCCCTGTGTCTTGATGATGCCCTTCATCCGGAGGGTGTTGAAGGAGTCCTTTATATATGCTATTCTCTCAATTTTCTCCTGCATAGAGATTAATTTTGCTATTTTTGGATAAAATTTTCCGTAAAAAGTCTTGCTTTTAGATATTTTTTGCTATATTTGCACATAACAACATACAAAGATAGCACAAAAATATGGAAACCAAGTCCTTCAGACAACGAATTATTGACCTGGAAATAGGCGAGGAACTGACCATCCCGGTGGATGAGGTCGGATACACCACGATCCGGGCATATGCCTCCGACCTGGGATTCGCATATCAGAGGACATACTCCACCCACCGCAACCGGGAGGAGAGGACATACACCATCACAAGGAGGGCATAGCAATGAACAACCTGGACATCCTCATCAAGACCTGCGTGGAACTCGGCTCGGCACAAACCATCGAATCCCTCGGACTCGCATCCGGGGAGGTGAGCCGGAACAAGGCAATCTCCATCTACGGCTCATACTTCCTCAAGGCGGAGAAGGAGGGACGGATCAGACCTTACCGGATAGGGAGGGGAAAGAACGGAACGAGGTGGTACAGGGTTGTGGACATCCTCACCCTCCGTGCGAAGGATGCACTCAAGGCGGAACTACTCTAACACTTTATACGATTATGAAAAAGGCATTGAAAACCCTATTGGGATGCACCTGCATCGCATCCCTCGTCCTCGCCGGAGGGGAGACTCCGGACGGAGGAATCTGCGTGACCTGGACACTCCTTTGGATCGGAGCATCATTGCTCTCCGCCTGGGGATACAAGAAGATGGAGGAGGCGAAATGAGCAACTACATCCCACCCAAGAGAGAGGACTTCGATTCCGAGGAGGACTACCTGGAATGGCTTGAAGCCTACGAAGCTGCACTCTACCTCTCCGAGATGATGGAGGAGGAGTCCCGCTATATGAAAAAACAAGGTTAAGAATCAAAGATTATGGATGAAATCAGACTGCTCACCAAGGAGGACATAGATGTCCGGGTGGCACAAACAACAATCTACGAAGGGAATGTAAAGGTCTCCCTGCTCCTCTACAAGGATGCACGGGTTGATATGAAGATCCTGGATGAACTCTTCACTCCGATGGGGTGGAAGAGATCTCACAAACTCATAGGTGATCGGCTCTATTGCCAGGTGGAGGTGTGGGATTCCGAGAAGAAGGAATGGATTCTCAAGGAGGATGTCGGTGTGGAATCCAACACCGAGGCGGAGAAGGGACAGGCATCGGACTCCTTCAAGAGAGCCTGTGTCAATTGGGGCATCGGAAGGGAACTCTACACCGCACCGAAGATCAACATCGTGTTGACCGAAAGGGAATACTCCAGGGATCAAAACGGGAAGATACGGGTATGGGCATCTTTCTCCGTAAAGTCCATTGACTATGACAAGAAAACCCGCACCATCACCCACCTGGAGATCCAGGACAAGGACGGGTTTGTCCGTTTCGCAATGGGCAGTTCCGCACCCGTGAGGAAAACCCGGACGGCATCTCCGAAGCCGGAGCAGAAACCCGCACCGGAAGCCGAATACACCCCGGTGACACCTCCGCAGTATTGGAGCATCGTGAAGGCTTATGCCGAGGGACGGAAAACCAAGTCCGGAGGAGACTACCGGGAGGAATGGGCGAGGGCAACCCACGCAACCACCGAACACATCCTGCAGTTCGACAAGGATGTGGACAACTACAAGAGAGGACACAACATTTAAACTTTATACGATATGGATTACAAGGAATTACAAGACATTCTCTCCACCCTGGAATACACCTCCTACAAGTTGGAGGAGACCTATGTGGAGAACGAGGGCGAGGTCACGGAAGAGACCGAACTGATGGAAGGCGAGATCTCCGCAATGAAAACCCTCTTGAACACCGAGGGAGTTGACCTCCTGGGGCGGTGGCTCAAGGGCAAGGAGGACAGGAAGAAGGCTCTCAAGGCGGAGAAGGACTACCTCACCCGGCAGATGGAAGCCATTGACAAGACCATCGAATTCATCAAGACCAAGATGAACGAGGTGATGACCGCCACCGGGCAGGAGAAGATCAAGGGAAGCCTCGGCTACTCCTTCGCCACCTACAATTCGGTCAAGACCGATGTGGACAAAGACCTCCTCCGATTCAAGTATGATTTCAAGGCTGAACAGGCACTCCGAGCAGCAGGGATTCCGGAATACATCGGATTTTCTCTGACCGCATCCACCACAAAGGCAAAGGAGATTGGTGTCCTGGATGATGATGACAAGATTTTTGTCACTACGGAGACTCCGACCATCCGTTTCACCAAGCCGAGGGCGAAGAAGGAAGATTGATTTACGCAGTATGGCAAATTTCTATATAACGGAAAACGGAGATAGGCGGATCTCCCGTATAGAAATATAAGATGCTCTTCAAAGTAGGGGATAGACCGCCTTCTATCTCCGAAATGAGGAGCATTGTTTTGTTTAACAATGGAACGAGCATTTAAAGGCATTTGGATTCCCAGGGAGATTTGGGAGAACACCGAGCTGAATTGGAACGAGAAGATCCTGCTGATGCAGATTGACTCTTTCACTTCGGCTGACCGGGACTGCTATTTCTCCAACGAATACATCTGCGAACTTCTCAAGGTAAGGGACAGGCAAGCACGGGAATGTCTCTACCATCTCATTGATTCCGGTTATGTGGAGGTAGTCCGTTTTGATGGTCGGAAACGATATATCAGATCGGCACTAAAGTTCCAGGCAGGGTGGCAGAAAACCGCCACCCAGGGTGGCACTATTCCGCCATATAATAAACAAGAGGAAGAAATAAATATAAATAATAACAACAACAACAATAAGGGGCGAAGCCGTTTTCAAAAACCTACATTGGAGGAGGTTGCGGAATACTGCCGTCTCCGCAACAACGGGATAGATCCGGAAGCATTCTATGCCTACTACGAATCCAAGGGATGGATTGTCGGAAAATCTCCGATGAAGGATTGGAAGGCTGCGATGGTCACCTGGGAGAAGAAGGAGAAGGAGATGAAGAGACCGCAGTACCAACCCCGGAAGAAGGAATCCACCTTTGAGAAAAATCTCCGTGCCATCGACCAGGTACTTGGTACTGATATGCACGGGCAATACTACGGAAGGAGGGACATAGATGAGCAATGATCTGATTGTGCCGGGAAAGCAACCGACACTCCTTGAGATTCGGATGGACTCCAAGAAATATCCCAGGCTCTGCCGATACACCAAGGAGGAAGCCGACCTCGCAATGGTCAAGATAGTCTCCCAGGCAATCCTCTACCGGGGGCAGAATATGGAAGCCTCCACCATCTCCTTCACGGCATCCTCCCTGGTGGATGAGCTGATGCGGGAGGACAAGTACGGGGCGAAATACCTTTCCATCGAAGAGATTGCCATCATCGTGAAGAAGGCGGTGCTTGAGACCGACATCTATGTCTCCGTCTCCACACTCTACCGGGCAATCCTGGACTTCTGCAAGGGCGAAGGCTCACGCATCAACCAGGAAGCAGCCACCCTCAAGCGGAAGCAGGATGAGGAGTCCCTCCGCAATTCAGTTGTCGCACCGATGCTCCAGGCATACACCGGGGCATTCATCAAAGAACACAAGGTAAAATGAAAGTCTATTACAAACGAGATCCGTTCACGGGCGAATGCACACCGACCTGCCCGTTTGACATCCGCAAATGTGCAAGAGTGGGCAGTCCGCATTGCAAGGTCATCTGCAGTCATTTCATCTCCGATGGATATGAGATTGATGAGGAAGGACACTATTACTCAAGATATGTCGAATGTAATCACGAATAACACTATGAACACCGAGCAGAAATACATCGCAAAGAAGGCAATCCTGGAGGCTCTCCTCAACGGCAGACACCTCTCGCAGATGGATTGCAGGGAGTTTCAGATCGAAGATATGCGGACTCCCATCTCGCACCTCAAGAATCATTTCCCGGACACCCACGAACTCCGCACCGAGTGGATAGTCACTCCCGTGAGGAAGGCGAGGATCAAGTCCTATTGGCTTGAGAAGAAGCAATAAAACAATTAAAACAATCAAAGCACTATGGCAACATTGAATCGTGCCTTACTGATAGGCAATGTAGGCAACGAGCCGGAGGTCAGATACCTTGACCGGGACGGCAACGGAAATGCGAAGGTCGCAACCTTCCGCCTCGCAACCACCGAAAGATACACGGACAGGAACGGGGAGCAGCACGAAAACACCGAATGGCATCAGATCGCAGCCTGGAACAAGGTGGCGGATGTGGTGGAGAAACTTGTCCACAAGGGTAGTCAGCTCTACATCGAAGGGATGATCAAGACTCGCAAGTGGAAAGACCAGGACGGAAAGGACAGGTACACCACCGAGATACAGGCGAACGGCATCCAGATCCTCGGCAAGAGGGAGGAGGCGAAACCCGCACCTGCGGAGGAGTCCCCGGCACTCAAGGCTCTCAAGTCCAATCTCGGTGCGAAGGATGACAACCCGGAGCAGGACTTACCATTCTAACCCGCAGGGGTTTTTCAATCCATAATCGAACACCCAGGACGGGTGGGATGCTCCTCCTGGTTTTTAAATGAACACACGATGGAAATTAAAGGTAAGGTACATTGCTTCTTTGAGCAGTCCGGCACATTCAAGCGGGAATTCATCAAGTTAGGAATCCCTGCGGAGGACTATGACATACAGGACAATTTCGGAGAGACCGACCACAAGATCGACCTCTTTGCCGAGATTGAACGAGCCTATGAGGGGGGGGGCAAGTATCTTTGATTCAATCACTTGCAACGATTTGATAATGGCTTTCTTTCCCTGCATACACTTCTGCGATGCCAAGACACTCTACTTCCTTGGTGTGTCCGTTGGACAGCGAGGCAAGAAACTCCACCAACTGATGAGGCAGAACATAGGATTCTCCCAGGAGAGGGAGAGATTCTTCCGCCTTCTGATGCAGATGGTTGCGGTGTGCGATGAGTCCGGATGCCGGCTCATCATCGAAAACCCCTACAACACATCCGGGATGACCTACCTGGAGAACAACTTCATCCGTCCAACCATCGTGGACAAGAACAGGATGCTCCGTGGTGACTACTTCGTGAAGCCTACCGGCTATTGGTTTGTGAACTGCAAGCCTACGGATGGATTCACGGAGCAGAGGGACAAGAAGCAAAAGACCATTATGGAATTGCCGAGAACGAAGGGAGACGGAATTTGCGGACAGGAAAGGTCAATGATCTCCCCGGACTACGCACGGAACTTCATCTGCGACTTCATCCTCGGAAAGGAGCAGGTAGGAACTCAACTCTCAATCTTCTGATACTATGAACGAGACACATCACGGCTGCTGCGACACCTGCAAGCACTACAAGAGAATACTGATGGCATCCCAGGAGAACGGGACAACCACACTCTATGGCTACTGCCACGCATCACGCAACTATGCCAAGCACCAACCGCAGGACACCTGCAAGAGGTGGACGGCAGATCCAAAGGCAATCAACCGATGAATGCGAGGGATCGGAAAAGCCGGGTGTACACTCCGCAGGGGTTTCAAGTTCAAACGGTCAAATAGTTTTTTCATGGCATATTCTTCCCCACCGATCCTTTCACTGAAATAACACATTACTAATTCAAATACAATAAGTTATGGCAAACAAACCCACCAAACCAATGAAGGTTGTACCTCCGGCAACTCCAACCAAGGAAGAGTTGGAACTGAAAAGACTCGCCTACTTCGCACAACGCAGGGAGGGCATCGCAGTCAACATCCTCACCTCACTCTGCAGGGGCAACGGCTTCGCCTACCCCAAAGACCAGGACAACTTCGGTCAGCTCGTTGACCTGTCCGTTGAGATGACTGACAGACTCCTGGAGAAACTCTACCCCAAGCCGGAGGAAAAGAAATGAAGATCGGAGATACCATTGGGTGGAGGGGTGTGAACAAAGACCATCACGGCATCATCTCCCAAAGCGAACAGGGTGACCTGGTTGTCACGATGGAGGACGGGAGCATCCTTCCACTTGAGGATCTCCTCGGATCTAAATGCCTCCGGGTATTCCCACAAGAATGAACAACCGGGTGCGGAAAAGCCGGGAGAGATCTCCGCAGGGCGGAATTCTTCTTCACACTTCTTCATATGCATAGGTTAAGTTTTAGGTCAGCACCCACCGCACCCTTTTTAATAGCACTAACAATGAAACTCAAGAAACTCATCGAAGCACTCCGCAGCATCAACGGGCGGAGACTCGCCAAGTCCGTAGGAATCACCCTCGGACTCGCACTCATCATCACCACCATCTTCGTTCTCGGCAGGTACGCACCCGGTGCCCCTGTAGCAATCGCATTCGCCCTCATCACCGCATTCTTCTACTTCCTAATCCAAATGGGCGAGGAATAGAGTGACAAAATCCGCCTCCGGACTATTTAATGGAAGAATGACAAGGAACGAGATAGTGGAGACACTCGCCAAGTCAAGGAGAGTGGAGGCAATGGTGGAGAGCATCTGCCATCACGCATTGACTCCCGACCTCCAAGACCTCTGCCAAATGGTCTACCTCATCATCCTGGAATACGATGAGAACAAGATTCAAGACCTATGGGAGAACAACGAGATCAACTTTTTCTTGGCGAGAATCATCCTCAACCAATACCGAAGCACCCGGTCACCCTTCCACACCCTCTACCGGAAATTCCAGGAGAGGTCGGTGTCCATCCCGGTCAATTGGGACATAGGCGAGGCGGACATAGAGTCCATCGCAAAGCACTTCAAACCCTGGAACGAGAAATGATTGCGGAGGTTGTCAACGAATATCGGCAGATAAAAGCCGAATACGCATTCGATCCGGGCATCTTCAACCCGGACGATCCGAAGGTCGCACGGCTCAAGGAGATCATCGACACGAAACTCTCCCAGGCGGACAAGACTCTCCTCCTCCTGTATGTGGACAATCAGTCCTACCGGAAGGTGGGTGCGAAACTCGGACTCTCGCATATGACTCTTCGCAGGGAGATAATCAGAATTAGGAAAATCGTTTTAGCGGAATACAACAAATGACACGCAAAGAGAAAACCATCCGGAGGGTGCTTCTCCAACGAGCCGGGTGCATTGACAAATACCTCGGTCAATGTTCCGAACTGACTCCGATGGACAGGGAATACTTCAAGGGCAAGAGGGAGGGATTTATGCAAGCATTCTCCCTCGTTGCGGAAAGCATCGAATCACTACGCATCGAACTATGAGCATATACCTTCAGCTCCTCCTGGTGGCATCCGTCACCATCTACATCGTAGACCTCTCCGGCTTCACGCAGTCCTGGAGGTCGGCACTCGCACGGAGGATGCACACTACCGAAACACACCTCCGACCTATCAAGCCGTTCGACTGCTCCCTATGTATGACCTGGTGGGTGTGCCTCACCTACGCACTCATCAAGGGTGAACTCTCCCTCCCGGTCATAGCCTACTCCGCACTCCTCTCATTCCTGTCAGTTCCAATCGGACAGGCAATGATATTTATTAGGGAATGGCTCTCCTGGATAACCGACAAGCTGATGCCGAGATGACCGAGCAGTTCATACAACAATGTCTCGCCCTCCAACCGGAGGAGCAGAAGCAGCTCATCGCACGGCTCACCGCCAATGTCAAGGGCATAGACTACGGACACGCAGCCGACCTCCTTGACATCTACCAGGAGGTCACCGGACGGAAGGTCAACCTCTTCTGCCGTGACCAGGAGGATGTGTGGGGAAAGGCAATGGTGGGATACCAACTGCTCCAGGAGGGATTCTCCCTCTCCGCAGTATCAAGGATGCTCTGCCGGAAAGACCACTCCACCATAATCCGCTATCGGCAGAAGATGGAGGATGCCCTCGCAGTCCCGTCAGCCTACCGGGACATCATAGAGATATGGAACAACTTTAAAGCACGATACAATGACATTCTCAAAGGAAGAGATGGAGATACTCTCCAAGTATGAGCAGTATTTCCACACCGCAACGAAAGCGAACTACACACGCAACCCCGGACGGGTGGCACTCACCGAGATGCACCGCATCTTCAAGTCCGCCACCGGATCTGCCCTCGGTCTCAACACCGGGTGCGGGCATTGCATCTACAACCTGGTCAAGGCGGTTGCCGTTGCCTACTACAAGGACAAGGCGGAGGCGGAAGCACTCGCCACCAAGGAGGTCAAGGCGGAGAACATCCCCGTCAAGACCGAGGAGAAAGTCCAGGTCAAGACCAAGGCAAGGAAATCCAAGAAGGCGGAATGACCTACAACCTCGCAAACGAATTCCAGCGGAAGGCATTTCTCGCCCGGTGCGAGGACTGCCTGGACAAGTCTGCCGTTGTCGAGCTGACCACCAAGTCCTTCCGGACAAGGAATCAGAACTCATACTTGCACCTGCTCATCGGTGTGGTTGCCATTGACACGGGCAACACACTCGCCTTCACCAAGGAGCAGTATTTCAAGAGGCTTGTCAATCCGGACATCTTTGTCCAGGAGGTGACCGACCTCTACTGCGGAAAGGTGCAGGTTGTCAGATCCACCGCAGACCTGACCAAGGAGGAACTCTCAATGGCAATTGACCGATTCAAGAGGTGGGGTGCTGAAAACGGGATCTACCTGCCCAATCCCGGTGATGAATCACTCCTCCGTGAGATAGAGATAGAAATGGGCAGACAAAAGCAATACCTGGGAGGATAGTCTATGGGAAGAAAGAAAAAGGACATCTATGATGTCTACCCTCCGTTCAACTACCAACTCGGCAGACCGCTGAAGTATGAGCCGGATGAGCTGCTTGAAAAGTTCCAGGAATACATCAAGTGGGCGAAGGAGCATCCCATCCCCATCGTGAAGAATGTGAAGAACACAACCACCAAGGGAGACACCTACGGCTCGGATTCCCTTGAGAGAAAACCGAGGCTTCTTTCGATAAGCGGATTCCTCGTTTTCATCGGTGCGGGTAGTGATTGGTGGCAATCTCTTGACCGGGACGGGGCGAAGAGAGCAGAAGAATTTTCAAGAGTCAAATCCCTCATACGGGAATTCTGCCAATCCTATCAGTCCGAAATGGCTTCTGCAGACATCTTCAATGCCAACATCGTGTCCCGTCTGCTCGGTCTTGCCGACAAGAAGGACATCACATCCAATGGGGACAAGTTCAAGATTGTGGTGGAGAGCAAGGAGGACAAGGAGATGTTTGAGAACTTCAAGAATCTGCCGGAGTGATGCAGGAGATGAGAATCAGCAATGTGTTCCGGAAGATATACCAGGCATATATGCAACATCCCCGGTATATCTCCAACAAGGGTGGGACTCGTTCGACAAAGACCTATTCCACCCTGCAATTCCTGCACATTGTGATTCAAGAGAAGGATGTGGCGGGTGACATCACCTCCGTTGTGTCGGAGACCTATCCTCACCTCAAGCGAGGTGCAATCCGTGACTTTGAGTCCATCATCGGTCACCCTCTCACCGGGGATTCCCATTGGAGCGAGACCAACCACACCTGGACATATGACAACGGGGCAATGCTTGAGTTTTGGTCTGCGGACTCGCCTCTCAAGGTACACGGATCTCAACGCAAGAGGCTATTCGTGAACGAGGCAAACCACATCCCCTTTGAAATCTTCCGGCAGATGGCGGTGCGTACATCCGGAGTCATCTTCCTGGACTACAACCCGGCATCCGTTTGTTGGATACAGGAGAAGATTGAGTCCAAGGAGAACTGCATCCTCATCAAGTCCACCTACAAGGACAATCCCTTCCTCACCGAGATGCAGATCCGGGAGATTGAGGACAACCAGGCGGATGCCAATTGGTGGAAGGTGTACGGACTCGGAGAGGAGGGAAGCCTGGAAGGTCTCATCTACTCCTTTGAGCAGATTGACACCCTGCCGGAGAAGGACGGCAACCTCATCGAAATCCAGGGACTTGACTTCGGCTTCACCAACGATCCCACCGCACGGGTGCAGGTGCTTGCCGACCACCGGAAGAAAATCCTCTACTGCAGGGAGAGGTGCTACCAAACCCATATGCAGAACAAGCACATCATCGCAGACCTCCAGGCGGACGGCATCGGAAGAGGTACGGAGATCTATGCGGATTGTGCAGAGCCGAAATCCATTGCGGACATCAAGGAGGCGGGATTCAAGGTCATCCCCTGCGACAAGGATGCACCCGTCAAGTCCGACAAGCTGCTCTTCCAACTCCAATGGATGCAGGGGTGGAAACTCTATGTAACGAAGGACTCCATCAATATGATTCGGGAATTGCGGAATTACACCTGGGCAACGGACAAGGATGGCAATTCCCTCAACCAACCCATTGACAAGTACAATCATTTGTTAGACAGCCTCCGCTACGCAACCTGGACACGATTCGGCAGGGATGCCGGATACGGACAATATAGCATTTCATTCTCACGCAAACGATATGGACATAATTGATTCTTTTGACAAGCTGACCATCGGCACATTCCTGGAGATCCAGGAGGTGCAGAAGAAGGAAGGGGTGGAGGACATTGACAAGCACATCTCCATCCTCTCCCTCCTCACCGGGGCATCCGAGGATGACATCCTCCGGCTTCCCCTTCCGGAATTCACGGAACTCTCCGCCAAGGCACGATTCCTCACCGCAGAGGGATTCCGGCAGAGGCAGGTGGCGAAGAAATACATCGTGGGCGAGTGGGAACTCGTTCCGGTGTTGGACTACCGCAAACTCGTTACCGCCCAATACATAGACTTCCAATCCCTCGGTGGGGATATGGATGCCCATATGGTGGAACTCCTCTCCGTCATCCTCGTACCCAAGGGCAAGAGGTACAACGAGGACTATGACATCCTTGAGGTGCAGAGGGCAATCCGTGAGGATATGTCCGTGACGGACGGGGTTACGATATGTGCTTTTTTTTTGATCTCGTTAGAGAAATCAATCAAGGATATGTTGAACTACTCCAGGGAGGAGGCGGAGAAGATGCCGGAGGGGAAGAAGAAGGAGGAGATCAAGGAGAGGATACGGGAGCAGGTAGAGGCTTTGGAGAGAAATGGGGATGGATAGCCAATGTGGATGCCGTGTCGGAGACCTGCCGTTGCTCCTGGGATGATGTGTTCCGGATGACTGCGATTGAGTTTCTGAACATCCTCTCCTACCGGAAGGACAAGATGGAGAAGGAGAAGGCGGAGTTGGAGGAATGGAAAAGGAGGAACTAATATGGAACTGCTCAACCTTGAAAATGTGATGGCAACCCTGCAGGAATACGCACAGGAGGTGCGTAACCTGTACCAGGACAAACTCATCGAAGGAGACCGCATCTCCTCCGGCAAGCTGCTCAACTCCGTTGAATACCAGGTGGTGGACAACGGCAGGGAATACCTTGTGCAACTCTCCCTGGAGGAATATTGGAAATACCTTGAATACGGAGTTTCCGGTGCGGACAACACCACCTCTCCATTCGGCAATCCCGGATGGAAGGCATTCCCGCACATCCTTGAATGGATCAAGGTGAAACCCGTCCTTCCGAGACCGGACAGGAACGGCAAACTGCCTTCGCAGAAATCCCTCGCATACCTCATCACCCGGAGCATTGTCCACAACGGCACGATGCCTGGCGGGGAGCTGAAGGACACCCTTGATGAGGTCAATGCCAGGTACAAGGACAAAATAATCTATTCCCTCCGGAAGGACACCGAGAACATCCTCAAGGTGATGGTCGGTGGCATCCAGGGGAGTGTGCCGGAATACTGATAAAACAATGTGCTTTTTCATTGGGTGTCTCTCATTTACGGAGACACCCTTTTTTCTATCTCAAGGAAAACTCAAAGTATGGCAGCAATACCGATTTGGAAGGACAAGGTGGTGGATCTCCTCCTCTCTGCCTGTGACTTCAAGATAGTGGACACAAGCACATCTCCCGCAACTCTCCTCTATATGGGGCGGAGTGTGGCGAGACCTGGCGAGGCTACCGCCAAGGCGAGGATCAATGACATATGTGCGGATTACCTTGTCAATGCCCTGCCGACCATCACCGACAGGACATTCACATCCTTCAACCTCCCTCCTCTCCGTGTGCAGAGTGGGAACGGAGGTGTGTGGGGCATCATCGGAGATGTCACCTTCTATAACGATTGGTCATATGACTACGGCTTCACGGGTGATGTCCTCTCCGATCCCATCAACGGCAAGGTCACCAAGGATATGTTCATCCTGTATTCCAAGAAGGAGATCTCCGCAAACATCTCTGCGGTCTACCGGAAGAGTGACGGCACAACCACCACACGGACAACCACCATCTCACCGACTCCCGCCTACGGCACTTGCTGCTTCGATGCGGGTGCGGTGTCCTCCGCCAACCGGGTTGCCATCTCCGGCACATACTACCCCATCGTGGCGGATTGCTACAAGTTCGCCCTCTACTATGTGAACGCATACGGAGGATGGGATCAGCTCCTTGTCGAAGGGAATGACCTGGAGACCGACTCCCTGGAGAGGCACATCCGGGAGCAGGAATATGACAACACGAACATCGTGAATCGTGGCAGGGTGAACTATGTGAACGAGGTCACCAAGTCCTGGACTCTCAACACCGGACTCCTCAACGATGACCAGGCATCACGGATGCACCACCTCATCAACTCCCCGATGGTGTACCTCTGCCTCATCGCATCCTCCACCTTCATCCCGGTGGTCATCACCACGAACACCTGCGAATACAAGACCTACAAGAACCAGGGCAACCGGATGTTCAACTATCAGATCACCATCGAACTCGCCCAAAACCGCATCCGCAGATGAGACGGAAGATAAGCCTATACATAGACGGACGGATTGCCGACCTGGATGACGAGTCCTTCATCCTGTTCAACTACACGATGGACGATTTGTCCAACCCCACCATCGTCAAGAACTCCTTCTCGCAGCAGGTCTCCCTCCCAGGCACACCGGGCAACAACGCCATCTTCGGTGATGCCTACCGGCTTGACCGGAAGGTGGACTTCAACGGGGGCGCATCCGGTGGCGGATTCAACCCGTCAAAAAAGACCGACTTCGCCATCTACAACGAGTGCGGTGAGATCCTGGAGTCCGGCTACTGCAAGTTGGACTCGGTTGTCCGCAACGGGGTGAACATCACATACAAGGTCAGCCTCTACGGAGGGTTAGGCTCGTTTTTGTACTCGCTCTCCTATGCGGAGGACGGGCGGAAACTCACCCTGGCGGATTTGGACTACCTCGGAAACAACGATCCGGGCGAGCTGGACTTCACCATCAATGCGACATCGGTGCTTGATGCCTGGGACGAACTCATCAACCGGACACCCGGCTCGATATGGACGATCATCAACTTCGCACCCGCATACAACGGCTTTCCGGACAACTTCTCCCCGGACAAGGGACTGCTCTCCCTTCCCGGTGCGGGACTCCCGGACTCGGTGAGTGGCTATTCCTCCAAGTCCGGATACGGCTTGGTCAACCTCGCCAACAAGATGGACGAGTGGGCGGTCAAGGATCTTCGGTCATACCTGCAGAGACCAGTCCTCTACATCCCGGCATTCCTGGATGCCATCTGCGACACCGACATAAACGGAGGCTATTCGGTGGACATCCCTGCGGACATCTACACCCTTTTCGATGACCTTTGGCTCACCCTTCCGACCATCCCTTCCCTGGGATCTATGAAGCAGACCACCGGAGGCTTGTCGGTCACGATGTCCTCCACCGCCACAACGGGCAACGATGTCGGCACATTCACCATCGGTGGGGTTGTCCCTTCCGGTGCGGTGGTCAACGCCACCCTGCGGTGCAAGCTGCGATTCAACCTCTCATCGAACACCTACACCACCCTCCAATTCTCCGGGAACAACGGCTCTGGACTGATGGACTCCTCCGTCCTCTTCCTGCAGATGGTCGCATACGGCTCGGACAACTCCATCGTGGGCGGAAGCGGTGTGAAGGTGCTGAATCCCAACGGGCAGACCAAGAAGGCTGCCACCGCCTGTGGCTTCACCCCGGCATTCCCCACCGAGGACTACGAACTCGTCAATGACGGGGGCGCAGACCGGGTGGCAACGAATGTCTATGAGGTCAACAACGAGCTGACCTTCAAGGTGGAGGCGCAAGATGTGGCGTACTACAAGCTGATGGTCTATGCCTACGAATGCCACTCCGTCCTCGCCAGGGGCGTGTGGGAACACACCTATTCCGGCAACGGAAGCACCTCACGGGCAACCCTCTACCATTCGTACACCACCTACTACCAGGCGGTCTCCTCGCTCATCGTGGCGGGAAGCGGGAATGCCGTCACTATGACCTCTCCGGACGAACTCCGTTCCGGGGCGAGGGTGACGAAGCAGATGCTCCTCTCCTCCTCGCAGACACCTGCGGACTACCTCCTATCCATCTGCAAGATATTCGGTCTCTACTTCATTGCGGACACCGAGACGAAGAAGGTGTCCATCCTTCCGAGGAACGACCTCTACATTGACGAGACCATAGACCTCACCGAGAGGGTTGACCTCTCCAAGGACATTGAGGTAGTGCCGATGGTGTTCGACTCCAAGTGGTACAAGTTCGCCCTGGAGGGAGTGGGCGGTGCATTCTACGATGAATACCTTGACATTGAGGGTGTCGAATACGGGGTGCAGATGGTGGACACGGGATTCGACTTCAATGCCGATGTGAAGGATCTCCTGGACGGCAATGTGTTCCGGAATGCGGTGACCATCCTGCAGAGCAGCCGTTATTGGAATGTGATCGAAAGCGGTGCGACCTTCATCCCGTCTCCCTTCGTGGACACGGGCAACACCATCACCCGGTGGAACGCATCGGACGAAACGCAGGACACCCCGATCTCCTGCCCTCCGTCCTCCGCCACCATCACCTACTACAACAACACCTACAACGGCTATGACATTGCGGGTGCGGTCAAGGTGCAGTTCGCAGATGCGGACGGGAAGATGGTGGACGGCAAGGATGTCCTCCTCTATTGGAACGGAAACGAACACTATGACTCGTTCAAGGTGACGGATGACCTGCCGTTGATGGGTGCGGTGAATGACGGGAAGCCTTGTTGGATTCTTGACGAGGGTGCGGGCGTGGATGTCCCCATCTTCTCCCGGTACGGGGTGCTTCAGCCTCACGGGTATCCGGAGGTCACGGAGTCCCTGGACTTCGGGATGCCCCGTCAGCTCGATATCCCCGGCATCTACTACCGGGAGGGCGTGACCATCTACGAACGGGGATGGAAGGACTACATCACGGACAGGTACGATGTGGACACCCAGGTGATGAAATGCCGGGTGGACTTCAAGGGCATCGGACTCCAGGTGGGACACGGACTCCTGCGGAGATTCTACTACTATGACAACTCCCTATGGGTGCTGAACAAGATCGTGAACTATTCGCTGACCACCTACGATCCGGTGGAGTGCGAATTCATCAAGGTGCAGGACAAGGACAACTACTTAACCGGACAGGATTATTGAGATGGCAGAGGAAATCGTAACCATACTGAAGGTTGGAACTGATGAGGCGGTGCAGAGTGTTGCCGACCTCCGGGACAATGTGAAACAACTCAAGGAGGCACTCAAGGAGGCGGAGAAGCAGTCCGGCTCGGAGGAGGGATGGAAGGAATACCAGGAGACACTTGAGGCTCTCAAGATAAACCAGGCTGCCCTCAAGGATGCGATGTATGCGACATCCGGCACATTTGATGACTTGCAGAAATCGGCAACGGGTGCATCCAACTCCTACAACTCCCTTGTCAACAAGATGGCGGAACTCAAGAGGGAATTCCGTGCTACTAACGATGAGGCGAGAAGGAACGAACTTGGGAAGCAGATTTTTGACATCAATAAGAGCCTCAAGGACTACGATGAAAAGATCGGTCAGTTCCAAAGAAATGTCGGAAACTATAAGTCAGCCATCGAGGGGATGATCCCTCCGTTGAAGGGTGTGAATGATGCCATCGGACTGATTGGCAAGCAACCTGTCCTGGGGATTATCCAACTCCTTGCACCTCTCATCGCATCCATAACATCAGAACTCAAGGACAACAAGAATGTTATGGATTCCGTCAAAAAACTGATGGAATCCTTCAAGCCGATTCTCAAGATCTTTGAAGGTGCTTTGCAGAAGATTGCGGAGTGGGCAGCAGAGGCATTCACGAAGGTGACCGCCTTTGTCAAATCTGCGATTCCTCAACTCAAGAATGTGGTCCCCGGCATTGTCGGTGTCGGAAATGCGATATATCAATTCCTGGTGATGCCCATCAAGCAGACCATCGAATTAGTCAAGGGACTCGGAAATGTGTTTAGGGACATCTTCACCGGGCAATGGGAAAAGGTAGTTGATGATGCGAAGGCTGCGGTAAACGGAATCAACGATGCCTTCACGAAGGGCATTGACTTCAAGGGCAATTACAAGGCGGGCGAGGAAGCTGCGGATAGTTTTGTAGAAGGTCTCTCTTCTACAAAATTCAAAAAGAAGGCGGGGAAGGCGGGGAAAGATGTTATTGCCGAGTTTTTGAAACAGGCAAAAAAGGCAATGGATGATGCCCTTGATGATTCTCTCAAGGAAGCAGACAAGAAATCGGAGAAGGCATTGGAGAAGATCCTTGCCGATGAGGAGAAGGCATTGGAGAATGTCCGGAAACGGGAGGAGATGCAGTTGGCATCCTATGACAAGATCGCAGCACGGCAGTTGAAATACAACGAGATCCTTGTCGAAGATGAGGAGGAGAAGGCAAAGAAGGCATATGAGATTCAGCAGCTCGCCTATGAGAAGAGGCTTGCTGCCCTTGCAGAATTCCAGGAGGCTGCGATGGCGAGAGGGGACACGGAGTCTGCCCTCAAGTATGAGCAGGAGATTGCAGACACGCAGGTGGAGATAGAACTCGCCACCCTCAAGGAGAAGAAGAGAATCCGGGAGGAGGACAAGAAGAATCTCGTTGACACATTGAATGCCACCGCATCTGCCACATCCGCCATCCTCGGAACTATCGCAGGATATTATGAGGCGGATTCCGAGAATGCCGAGAAGAATGCCAACAAGATCAAGGCACTCCGCATCGCAGCAGCAACCATTGACACCATCTCCGGTGCGTTGGGTGCATTCACCCAGGCTTCGGAAACCATCCCTCCTCCCTATGGTCAGATAATCGGTGCAGCCGAAGCAGCAGCCATCACCGCAGCGGGCATTGCGGAGATTGCAAAGATGAGGTCAACGAATGTGTCCACCGATGGCGGTGCGAGTCCGTCCGTCTCCGCAATGGCATCCGCACCCACCCTGCAGCCGAATGTCTCCAATGTGCGGACTATCACCACCGCCTCCGAGGAGGACAGGCTCAATCAGATGGCGAAGGAGCAGAGGGTTTACATCCTCGCCTCCGACATCCAGGCTTCCCAGGATCAGATCAAGACACAGGTGTCCGAGTCCTCCTTCTAAAGGGAGGTTTACGATTTAAGGCAGATTTCTATATAACGGAAAAACCGAGATATGATTGTCACGATAGGAGGCATCCCGGTCTATGATGCCATAATCACCGATGAGGAAACGGGGATGATGAAGATCTCCCTGGTGGACGATCCTGCGGTGATGTCCAACTTCCAGGCATTCGATGCCTCCCGGAAGGTGCAGATGTATTCCGTCACGGATGAGGAGAAACGGCTTGTCCGGGGTGTGGTGATGCGGGCGGACTTCCCCATCTACCGCAGGGATGAGAGGATGGGCGAATACTACATCATCTACAAGGCGGACACCATCCGTCAGATGGCGGAGAAATACCTTGCCGAATCCAGGCAGAACGATGTCAACCTTATGCACAAGGACGGGAGTGATGTGGACGGGGTGCAGATGGTGCAGTATTTCATCAAGGGTGACGGGGTGTCCGTTGACGGCTTTGATGACATTGCGGACGGCTCTCTCTTCGCTGAATTCCACATCACCAACGATGAGGTTTGGGAGGAGGTCAAGGCGATGACTTACAGGGGATTCTCCCTGGAAGGCTACTTCGATTTAGTCCCGGAGACCGACACCGAGGAGGTCGGTGACATCGTGAAAGAACTCAACGGAATGTTTGAAAAAACAACCTTAAAAACCAAAAATATGTCTAAAATCAAGAAACTCTTTGCTGCCATCACCGCATATCTGCAGATGGGCAATGTGACTACCGACAAGGGGATTCTCGCCTGGGACGGGGATGAGGATCTCAAGGAAGGTGATGCCGTCTATATCCTTGATGAGGAGGGCAACCGCAATCCTGCTCCGGACGGGGACTACACCACCGAGGACGGCAAGGTCATCGTTGTTGTTGACGGAAAGGTTGCGGAGATCAAGGATGCCGCAGCCGAGGTCGCACCTGCCGAGCCGGAGGAGGTCGAGATGATCGAGACCGACAAGGGCAAACTCGTTTGGGACAACGAGGATGAGGATCTGAAGGCGGGTGATGCCGTATATCTCGTTGATGAGGAGGGCAACCGCAATCCTGCTCCGGACGGGGACTACACCACCGAGGACGGCAAGGTCATCCGTGTCAAGGACGGCATCGTGGAGGAGATCGTAGATGAGAGAGCCGAGGTTGCACCGGAAGAGGTGGAGGAACTCCTCAAAACCATTGCCTCCCTCAAGAGACAGGTCACCTCACTCAAATCCGAGGTTAAGAAACTCCGTGCAACTCCTTCTGCCAAACCTGCCCACCAGGAGGTTGTCTCCGCAGGTAAGACCGAAAAGACCGGGAACAAGGGACTTGACCGCCTCGCCCGCTATGTGGATGCCGTGAAATAAAAAAGTTACGGCACACCGCACATCTCTATTTAACGGAAAAAAGTCAAACCAATTAACAACTTGCAATTATGGCTGTTACCAACTTCCTGGTTTCCTCGCTTCCCGACTATGTGAAGAACAACGAGGATCTGCTGATTGCCTCCGTTGGTCTGCCCAACAATGGCACTCGCCGTTACATCGGCATTCAGACGGGCATCAAGAAATCCGCCTACCTCAACTACCTCGGTTTCACCGGAAAGTTCCAGGACGGCTCTTCCTGCGGTTTCAATCCCCTGGATGAGATCGCCCTCGGTCAGAAGGCTATCGAGGTTGCCATCGCAAAGGAAGATGGCGAGATCTGCCCGGAAACCCTCATCGGCAAATGGGGCGAGTGGAAGGTGCGTGTTGCTGCTACCGAGAATGACCTCCCGTTCGAGGAGTACATTATGAATGCCCTCCTGGACTCCATCCGCAAGGGCATCGAAACCCTCGTTTGGCAGGGTGACACGGGCAACTCCGACCTCATTGACGGCTTCCTCACGCAGTTTGGTGCGGATGCCAACACCGCCTCCGTTACCCTCACGGGTGTCACGGGTGCTTACGATGCGGTCAAGGCGGTCTACTTCCAAATGACCGACAAGGCTCTTGAGAAGGGTGGCATCATCTTCGTTGATCCCGCCATCTTCCGTGCCTTGCTCAATGACCTGGTGGTGCTGAACTACTTCCACTACGATATGGGCAATGGTGCGAACGAGGAATTCATCCTCCCCGGCACGGATGTCCGCATCATCAAGACTCCCGGTCTTGCCGGAACTCACGGCATCGTTGGCACTTTCGGTGACAACCTGGTCTACGGCACGGATATGGAGAATGACAACGAGCGTGTCGACCTGTGGTGGAGCGAGGACAACCGGGTGTTCCGCTACCAGGTCAAGTGGGCGATGGGTGTCGCATACCACTTCTCCGAGGACATTGCCTGGGGTGTGATGGATGATGCTCCGACTCCTCTCGGCACTTGCCCGTGTGCTGCTGCCGACAATGGCGGTGGCGAATAATCCCAAGCCAATCCAAGAGATCCCGGAGGGTGGGGAAACACCCCACCCTCCTTTTCTTAACGCATTAAACTGAATTCAGATATGTCTTGCACTCAATCCCTTGCCGGACTTGCAAAAGACTGCTATGCGAATCGTGGCGGTATCGTGGAGGCACTTGTCGCAAACTACGATGATGTGGTGTCCTTCACCATCACCTCCGGTGTCATCACCGGGATCACGATGGACACGGGCAAGAAATTCAAGTCCTACAACTTCGCCAAGAACACGGGAAGCCTCACCTCCACCTACACCATTGACGCAGCCTCCGGTGTCAAGTATGTGACCTCGCAGCTCCTCCTTCAGTTCAACCGGATGAACACCACCGCACGGGTGGAACTCACCGCCCTGTCCCTTGCCGACCTCCGTGTCATCGTGAAGGATGCCAATGGTCTCTACTGGTTTTTGGGGTACGATGAGCCTGTCAATGCCTCCGCAGGTGACGGGCAGACCGGGACGGCTCGTTCCGATGCCAACCGCTACACCATCACCCTGGAGGACACCTCGGCAGAGATGCCGATGGAGGTGGATGACTCCATCATCGCAGGAATCTCCGCATAGGACTATTCCCTCCTTCTAACCCAAACACCTGTATCCTCGGATGCGGGTGTTTTTGTTTTACGATTTCGGTGCGAAATCTATATAACGGAAAAGACAAGGATGCTCTACCTGCAGAATACACAAGAGGCACAATTCCTCCTCGTTCCGAGGAACGGGGAGATACCGGAGGGAGACCTCACCTTCAAGGCGAAATCCACGATTGACCTCACCTTGGAGATGGATCTCCAGGTGGTCAACCTGGATGTGTCCGCCCTCTACCTCCATTTGGCGGTGATAGTGCCGGA